TTGTTAACAGGAAGAACATGTAATCCATAAATAGAATCAATAGAAAGATCAGCAGATGCAGGACACCAACCATTTCTTTCTTTTTGACGAATTTCACTTTCGTCCAAATAAGCCTCAAGGAGTTGATGTACAGCAGGATCTGTGCTTTCAACTACGCATGTTGTAAAATCTTTTGCGAGAACTTCTGCATCTGAAAGTACAGCTGCATAATCAGCTTCTGTAGCTGATGTTTGTGATCCACCTGCACATTTATATTTAGAGCTCAAAGGCATTGGATTAGCAGCACTGTCACCTGAATTTTCTTTAAGTAGACGATAACGACCACCTTCTAAAGATAACTCAACTGGTGATGTAATAGAAGCTAAACCAACTTCTAGAGCTCTTGTATGTGCATTTAGATTAACTGAAACTGAAGCATTATTAGTATCTTCTAGCAAGAATACACCTTCATCTAATTGAGAAGGCATATAAGAGAATCTACGTGGTGTTATTGACAAACGATCATCGACAAGCTCGAAAGCATTTTTGAAGTCGTCCCATGATGCATAATCAGCAAGAGTTAGATCAACGTCTTTAGCATCGTCACCAGTAATGGTAATATTCATAATTCCATCAGCAATTGTTACTGTGCAATCTGAAGGCGAATCGGGTGATGTAGCATCATCTTGATAAGTAATTGAAGCAACATTAGCTGCACCAAATTCATATGAGCTTACATCACCTGGAGCATAGAAGCGAATCTTATAATATTTATCAGTTTCAGCATTCAAACGATTACCTGCTGCAGAAGTGTCTGTGCTATCAGGAGTTTCAAGTCTAAATGCAACATTGTTTCCTTCAACACCCCAGTAACGTGATTTAAATGTAGCAGAAACATTAACATCATCTTTGTCATTTACATTGACAGATGCTTGAGTAGTTACACCACAGTTAATAAATGATAAGGCATCAGCCTGACCATCAAAGTCTTTAATTGAATTTTTCCAAAATCTTTCGATGTTGCGCATTTTAACAACATTTGAATATTGACGTGCAAGATCAGATGCTGTCGCTTGTGTAAATGTGTAAACCTTTCCCTTTTCGAGTTGTGGAAAGTCTCCAAATACTGCTAGAGACTTACCAAGGGGAGGAGGAGCAACAAGTTCATTTCTAACATCGACAATAACAGCAGGTGCGAAGTATTGACGACCTCTGTATGATTGAAAACTAGGCATATTTTTTTCTCCTTAAGTTAAAGTTCATTTTTTATTGTTGGAAGCAGATCCCAATTTAAATCTTCAAATGTATTATTAACTGGGAAAGCTTTCAACTCTTTTTGTGCATTGTAAGATAACATTCTTTTGTATACTACAACGTCTGATGAAAACATTTCATCTTCTGGTGTCAAGTCGCTACTTTTGACAAATTCTATGTTTAAGTATCCAACGCTAAAGAAATCTTTTTTAAAAAGTAGTAAAGAAGTCTGAATTATTCTATGCAAAGCTCTCATTATGTCAATGTCGCTAGTATATATGTTAACATCACACTTCTGATTGACAAATAAAATTGTAGAATTATTGAATCCTCTATTAGCAAGAACTTGATTTTTACTATCATCTGTATTTTCTTCTACAGACATTGTTATCAAAGGTAGGTTTTCATATTTCTTCTGATAAGCTGAATTGAAAGATACATTAACACTATTGATTTTGGCAAAAAGTTTATCTGCATATGTTTCAGATACATCTGAGAATATTCCTCTAAATGCTTCTTGATTATCTTTATAGTATTTAACACCATTAGCTATGGCGTGTGTCAAATGGAAATCTAAAATATTACACCTCCTGCTTTGCAAAAATCTGTACAGGCATATTTGAAAATGACTGAACGTTGTTTTCTAATAAGAAAGTATCTCTAAATGTATGTGGGAATTCTGTCACGACATAGACAGGATTAGTATAATATGAAATAGAAATTTTTGTTCCAGCTTGTGGTTTAGTAAGTTCATTTGTAAATTGTATGCTACCATCAGGCAATATTGTATGCTCTGGAATTGTAGCACTATCTATTCCTAAACCACTTAAATCAGACTGCTGAATGTATAGGATTCCAACTTCTGTAGATCCATTCTGAAGATTTAATAATCTATTAACCACAGGATAAGTTAGTGTAACTGTATCTCCTGATGGCATTGTTACAATTTCTCTTTGTACAACAACGCTATCTTTAAGTATAAATTTATCTCCCCATGAAGGTAAATGTTCAGGCTCTAGAGTTATTTTTACTTTTCCTGTATAATGTAGTCCTTTTTTAGATACACCTTCTTCTTTAGAAGAATCAGCAACTATTGCAAGAATTTCCTGGCGCGAATGGGAAACCAATCCTTTTCCTTGACAAACAGGACATGATACATTATTACCAGAAGCATCTGCATTAATGTCTGATACTCCTGTCAAATCTAAAGAAAAGTCTGTTGAAGTCTGATTGGTGCATGGACAATTAATTGTTTGGACCCAATCAAGACGCATCCCTTTTTGTTTGATAAGTCTTCTAAACTCATCAATCCTAAAATCGACTCTAGCTTTTTTAAGTTGTTGTTCAGGAGTTTGTAGTATCATAATTAAAATCCTGCAGCAATTTTAGAAACTTTATATTTCTTCTTAAGAGTAGACATTGTCGTTTTCAGTTGATCTTTATAGCTTATTATCTTAGCACCATAACCTGATGAAGTTGCTGATGCTGTTGAAGCGATACTTTGTGATAGACCATCTATAGAAATATTTTGTTGTGCAATTCCTGCTCCTAAAAGTAGATCACCAGCAATGTCTAAAGGTAACATAGATGCTGTATAAAGAATTGCTTTTGTAATAAGAGGAGGAACTGTATGAAGTTTATAACTAATAATCATAGGACCAGTCAAAGGCTCTGTATCTGATTTTATACTGAAAGATGTATCAGAAAGTCCAAAAGCTTTAATCTTAGGAACAGCTGCTCCTGGTTGATTGCCATTTCCATCATCTATAACTTCAAATATAAGTCTTGGTTTATCATTTAAAGTTTCACCTATTGCTATGTCTAGAACTTCTGTTGAATTCTGCGGGATTGTAATAGTTCCTTCTAACATAGTAAATCCTGCTGTATATGAAAAATCAAAATAAGCAGGAACTCTAGAGTATCTTCCATAATTTGAAATAGGATCTACAAGAAGTGGTAAAACATTATTAAATCTAAAAGTACCAATGCTTTCTGTTGTTGGGATTAGAGAAACTGAAGATGTTTCAGGTGATGTAATATTTAACCATGCATCAGGAATTTGAACTGGTGAGTAATTACCATAACTAATTTGTAAATTATCAATACTCTTGAGAGGACGTCTATCAAGTTGTGACCCGTACCATGCATTACGTTGATCACTATATAAATCATGCCTTTCAGCTGAAACTTTGTAAGGTTCTATATTTATTTCTAGTTCTTCTTCAATTAGACTTATTGCTTGATCGATAGCTTCATCAAACACTTCATCAGGAAAAGGGTTACCATCGTCATCATTTAAATTGATGCCAACTAATACAGTATTTTTAAGTAAATCAACTGTAATAATGTCTCTCAGAGTTAAACTCATTTTATCCCCTTTATATTCTAGAATGCTTCTGTTTTTACTTTTACGTTTTGTCCTATTGTATTATTAGGAATTTTATAAAAGATTTTCTATCATTAAAATAGAATATTGCTTCTCAATGGACTTGAACCATTTATTCCAGGTTACAAAGCTGGTGTTTTACCGGGTAAACTAGAAAAGCTTAATAAAAAAACGCCCCTGAAAGATCGGGAGAGCAGCGTCTTACAGAGGCCAAAAACATTGTGTTTATTGAGTTTTGGGTTTGTTATGTTTCTCTCCCGTAATAACTCCTAAGAATTATTTGCTAGCGTTACGCAAGATAAAGTTCTTTTTCGCAGTTTTTACACTCGGAGCTCCGAAAAGCATGAGAAGGAATTGTTTTGCAGCCCCGACCTCAGCAAGGGGGCGCCTAATAAAGTCGAGTAGACGTGCGAATTCAACATTGCTTTGATCGAGCTGTGTAATGAGAACACTGTCACAGTCGAGTCGTTCGAAACCAGCATCGTACCAGTCAGTACCAAAGATTTCATCAGCGCGAACTTCACCAATGAGCTGTGCAGAGCGGAGTACTTCAATGTCAGAAGCAGCAGCACCCTTAGCAGCGCGATAGATACGAACATAAAGAGCAGAACCACTTTGGAGTGAGTCAAGATTGAAACGTGGGATTGCGTCATCATGTGCAGAAACAACGTCAGAGATGATAGGTGCACCATAACCTAGTTTGTTAACGGGAACAAATACGTAGCGGAAATCACCATCGTGACCAGCACCTGTACCAGTTGCATCCCAGCCATTAGCTGTACCAAATACAGCGTCAGCAGCGAGGAATTCTGCAGCTGTACGTGTATCTTGTGTAGAGATAGGAGTAAGATCTGCAACAATGTCAGAACCTGCAGAAGCAGATGTTGGGGGAGCAAGGCGGCGACTAATGAAAGGAGCTGCGATGACAGGAACAGGACCCATAGGACCCATGATGTGGATGCGAGGACCAGCGCCAAGTGTGTGGACACCTTGATCACCTTGGTTAACGAGAACCATAGAATCATGACGACCATTTTGTGCAGAGTCAGCAATCAATCTGCTGTACTGTTTGGGACTCATAAAGATTGCGTCTGGGTTACCAAAACGAGGAGCACTGTAGAGTTCACCAAGTACTTCATGAAGTTTTTGACCTGAAAGGCTAGCACCTTGGAGATCTTCTTGGTTACCAGAGAAGCTACGACCAAACTGATAGGGGTTACGTGATGTATCGAGATCACGCTCAACCTGCTTGAGAACACCATCGAATGCAAGACCATTTACATCTTCATCGCCGTGGAAGAGCTGAACTTCCATTTTACGAAGAAGGCTCATTGTACCACGCTCAGTCTCTTCAGCGAGAGCGTCAGCATTAGGACCAACAATGCCAACGAGTGTAGCAACGTCAGAGATAGAACGTTTTTCAGCAAGATACTTGATCTTTACTGATTTGCGCTCGTATTGTGAAGCTGAGCTACCAAAGCTGCTATCACCACCACCTTCAGCGATGAAGGGGTCTAGATCCTCACCATGTGAGCTAATTACAGCATATTCATGAAGAGTATTTGTAGCCTGGACTTTGGGCATCATAGGCCAAAGTGCAAGATCACGCATTGTGTGAGCTGCGCTAGCAAGAGTGCCTTCGATAGACTGAGGAACGATAGGCGCAAGTGAGCCGGTGCCCATTGAGTTGCTTTGATAACCTACTTCGCTATTTTTACGAAGAGAGTCATTGAGACGGGTAAGATCATTTACTGTAACAGTTTCGTTAATCATTGGTAACATAATATTATTTCTCCTTAAAAAGTAATTTTATCTAATTCAACGCCCGCCTCAAGTCGTGAAATTGCTTTAAAGAGCTGGGCTTTTCTGTCATTTGAAGCAGTGTTAAGTTCTGCAACTGCTTTGTTAATTAATTCTTGGCGTGTAGGAGCAGCAACAGGTGCTTCCTCAGCAATAGTTGTTTCTTCTTCTACAACAACAGTTGCAGATTTTTGAACTGGTTCATTCTCTAGAGTTTCAACAGCTTTTTTAAGTGTCTCATTCTCTTCTTTAGCAGCATCAATGCTTTTCTCTACAGTTTCAACTTTTTCATTGAATGTTTGAGAAAGCTCTTCAGCCTTTGCATTAATGCTTTTTTCAATCTCTTCTGAAGTAGGAATTACTAGAGCAGCAATTGAAGCACTAATTGCTTCAATTTTTTCTGTAAGTGCGTCAACAGATTTAGAGAGATTTTCAAATTTCTCAAGTTGAGCATTAACAAGCGCATCAGCACTTTTAGCAATTTCCTCAGAGACTTTATTTTCTACTTGGAGAGTTTCTTTGATCTCGTTTAAGATCTCCTCCACTTTGTTTGTATCTGACATATTATTCTCCTATGGTTAAATTGTCATTAAAAATAGTAGTTCAATAAGCCAGTGCAAGTTTCTGTGAAGTCTACGTCGTAGAAAACAAGTTATAACTGCCAGCGAGCTTATTCTTTCTATTATTATATATGCTTTATCTACTATTTTTTTATTATTAATTTTAACTTTTTTTTGTAAAAATTATTTTCACTTTTAGAAAAGTTAAAAAACTATATTTAAATATGTGTTTTGTTAAAATTTTTGTCTGTTTTATTTTTTTAAAAAGTGTAAGTATTTTATTAGATAAGACTAGAAAATAAAAACAGAAGAATTCTAGATAGCTTATTTTTTACTATAAGACTCTATATATTCAGCCATTTTTTCAACTGGGAGGCCTAGTTTCAACATTCCCATTATGAGTTCTTTGAGCTGTTCTGGAGTCAGACCTTCAATTTCAACTTCAACGCCTTCTTCTTCATCATCGTCTTCTTCGCCAATGTTTTTAAGAGGTCCACTTGTATCTTCTGAAGCTAGTTCTTCTTTATTATCTTCTAGACTTTCTGTTTGAATGGGGCTGAGATCTGTTTCTTTAGCTAAAAGACTTTGAAGAAATCTCATATAATCAATCATTTGTTTTCGATCCATTTTATCCATTTCTTCTTCGCTCATACAAGCTTTTTCAAAACTCTGCGGGTAGTCATTATCTCTTTCGACTGAAGGTGGTTCTACAGCGTGAGGTTCTACAACAGATTCTTCTTCTAAAGAATTCAAATACTGTGGATTAACATCTTTATCAATTTCAGATTCTCCAAGCATCCCATCTTTCATTTCTTGATCTAGATAATGATAAGCTACTTGTAAATATTCTTTAGCCATTGAAATTTTACGTGTTGTCCATTCAGGTAAATCTACATTCATAGGTAAGCCTTCTAACAACATAACTAATTTATCAGCATAATCACAGCTTGCTTTAGCTTCTGATAATGTCATTGGTAGATCAGCATATTCATCGTTTTTATTCATTTGGTCTTCTTTCTTGTCAGCAACATTTTGAGACATAATATTTTTAACTAATTCAACAGTTGATTGAACATTTGCAGGTGTATGAGTCAATGATACATTAAGCACTTTTGCTCTTGTAACTATTTTAGGATCTCTACTATCGCGGGCTAAAACCTGACCTTCAATGCTAAAGCCTAAAGAACGTCCACTGTTTGTACTTTTCATGACTTTAATATTTTCCATTAAATCCTGAACAATAGACTTCTCAGCGTAGAGTATTCCTTCAATTACAGTTGCTTTTTTTCCTCCTGCAGAAGATTTTGAAATCTTTTGTGGTGCTCCTAAAATATATTTAGGATCATTCATGTGATCGTAGTTAAAACAACCATTTTTTAAACAATAACTGAAATCTAAACCATCTTGCAAAATAATTTCACCATGACTATCAACATGTTCAGTCGAAGCAATTCCTTTTATAAAATAGGTTTTGCCATCTTCACTTTTAACAATCTGTGTCTTGTTTAAATCAATAGGCGACCACTGTGCGAATACGTCTAATTTACTCATCTATTTTCTCCTCGTATTTTTGTAGAAGTGCTTCTTTTAACGCAACTCCTTTTTCTAATTGCTCTCTCAACTGTAATAATGCATACGAACCTACAATATGAAAGTCTGCACGCTTTTCGTTGTATCTTTCCTGAATTTTGAAAGCTTTTTTTAATTGATCAACAGTCAACTTTTTATTTGATAATGCTTTGGCTATTCTTAAAGAAGCATTAGTACCACGCTTTAATAATTTATATTTTATTAACGACTCTTGACTTTGTTTGATTATAGCACCACCAATTGTAATAAATGGACCATCTGGTTTTATGTCTGTTTTATTTTCTATTTTTTCATCAATAACTTTATTGACTTCATTTAAAGTTTTTTCTGGCAGATCTTTTTTTGATTCGTAACTTTCACTATCTTTTTTTAATGCGCTTTCTCTAGCTTTTTTAAGAATTTCTAAAAATGACATGTGCTCTCCTTTTTGATAATTATAATTATTGTTCTGTTTTTATTATTTTTTTGTGTATATATGTTTTTATAGAAAATAGAAGAAAATAAAAACAGAACAATTCTAGAATATTAATCTTATATGTTTTAACAATAAATAGACTGATACATACGCAATGTTATATGGATGTTGTTTATATAACATATTTTGTTAAGTACATAACAGAATGGTGGGTTGGTGTTGTTTTTAATTATCTTCTTTTTCAACTTCTTCAATAATCTTTTCAGCCCATTCTCTTCCTGATGACCCGCCCCAGAGAAGCCAGCTGACTCGACCATTGTCTTCGTACCATTCTTTACCTTCAGCTATTTCTTTATTTTTTTCATGTCTATCAAAAAATGCTTTCATGCGTTTAATAGTTTCATAACTGATAGGTTCTCTATTGGCCAATTGTCTTGCTCTAGTGCGACCTACACGTGTACCTGCTTCAGAACCATATTCTTCTATAGCTTTTAGACCTCTTTTAGCTTCTTCTGATACTTCTTTTGGTGCAATATATGTTCTATCAGCTCTTACAAGGCTTTCAAAAGCATCAGAATGTCTATCATAAACTTTAGAAACAGCTTCAATAACTCCTATATGATCTCTAGCATCTTCTTCTGTAAAATGACCGAATTCTCTAAATTCACCACCTTCAGTTTCCATTACTAGAACATACTCGCCTTCTTTACCATCAGACCTCTTACATTTTTGCTGTTTTATTTCAAATTTCTTTTCTAATAGGTTATTAGTGTCGTCATTATCTGATAAAACAGAAGTATCTGTGCCTATCTCATTTTGTTTTTTTTTAGTTAGTTGGGGATCATCTTCTTCTAATTGAACATCGTTTTCTATTTCATTATTTTTTTCTTGAATTTCTTCACCTTCTAGTTCTAACTCTTTTTCATGAGCATCTTCAATTGCCTCTTCTAGCCCTTGTTCATCATCAGTACCTACTTCGTTAGCTACCAAGATTCCTTGTTCTTTAATAACTGTAGTTTTAATAGCTGTGTAAGCTGAAGCTAAGATGTCACCATCATCTAGTTCAGGTAAATCATGAAGATTTCGAATTTCATTAAGAGTCATATAGGTCATTTTGTGTTGCTCTAACTTCATTTTATCTAATAGAGAAACGCTATCTAAGCCTGTGAAAACTAATTTGTACCTATCATCAATTTGATCTATAATGTATCTGTTAATCCATGTTTGAAGACTTCTAACAAGAGGTCGTAATCCTTTTTCTTTGCCCATTAAAACTCTTGCTGAAGGATCTGTACCAAATAAAGAAGAGTTTTGACTTTCGCTACCAAAAACAAAACCAATTTCTGCAGGATCTATTTGATAGACACCACAAGTTATCTTAATAAGGTAATTAATCCAAATGTCATATTCCATTTCCCTATTAGAAGCCTGAAGATTGATAGATGAAATTCCTTCATTCTCTTCAGGATCTAACTGAATAAGAGGAGTCCTACGTGCATTACCTACACCATTAAGCATTTGATAAAATTCACGTCTAAAACTTCTAAAAAGCTTCGGGTTCATCTTAGATTTAATAGCAATAATTCCATTCGCATTAATTCCATTAGTAAAGTTTGCTGCATTATATGTTTCAGCATTGAAAAGGTTGTTAAGCACCCCATATAACTCATGTAATTCTGAATTCCCTAATCCTTTAGCTCTAATGTCTGTTCGAGGTCGTCTAATTCCGAAACATAACTCATCTTGTTTATATTCAGCGACAACTTTATTGTTTATTACCTGAACGTATCTTATTCCATTAGGATCTCTACGCCCTTTTGAAACCTCTTCTTTAGAAAGAGAAGCTTTTTTAATTGTCGTAGCATCAACAGGCATAAAACCTGTTACTTCACCTTTTCTATTTTTAATAATTTCAAAACAAGCCTGATCATATATTAAACTATCTCTGACTAATTGACGTATGAAACTTTCAAATGTTAACTCGTAATCAGTAATATGAGTCCCACAATTTTGTAAAAATCTATTTAATGCTCTAATGTTTTGTTTATCATCATCTGAAATTTCAGCATGCTCGTCCTTTAAAACGATTTTATAACCAAGATCTTCATCTGGACTATATTGAGCGAATTCTGCACATTGATTAATTCTACTTCCAATTATAGAAGAAATTATGTGATGTCGACTCATATTCTTTAAAGCATCAATTGTCAACTTATCAGTTTGACCTTCTTCAAAATAATATTTTTTACCTTGACCATCATAACTCTCCAAAAGATGAGAATTTGCATGATCTGTAGGATCGACATTATGAAATTTAGCCTCTTTAGCAATAGTTTCTACAATATGTTCCTGAGGAGGTTGAACCTCATATGAATCTAAAGCTTCTACACTTTTTGCAAGAGCATTTTCTTTTTTATTGTTACCAAATAATTTATCAAAAAAACCCATTATGAGCTTCCTCCTCTGGTTTATTAATTATGTTGTCTATCTTGTAATAGATGTGTAACATTTGTATCAATTCTTGTAATCGTCATTGTCATTAATGATACATCAGTTTTTACTTCATCTATTTCTTTTTTTAGTTCTCTAATGTCTTGCCTTTGTGCTTTTAGAGATTCAACTTCTGTTTCTAATTTTTGCATTTGTCTGGCAGTTTCTTTAGAATCTTTATGCCATGTATATATAAATCCAATCAAAGCAATTAAAGATCCAACTGACAGCGCTATTGGAGTTTCCATTATTAACCCTTTCATTGTAATACGATAATCTAGATTTTTTCTGTTTTATCGTTTATAATGACTATATATGTTTTTATTTAATTTTCTAGAAAACAAAAACAGAAGCCATTCTTTTAATTCGCGTTAACGAATATGAACCATGACCAAAGATCCCGCAAGTCTATCTTCCTGATCAAAGGGCAAGGGACAAACAATTCCAGGACCATTTGCATTGTTATCAACATAAACTCCTCCTTCTTCGACTTGTAATTCACCTCCTTCAGCAGGAATGTCTCGTGAAGCCTTAGCCAGTGCTATTCCAGCAAAAGATACAGGAGCAACATGAAAACCTTGAGGTACAGGTTGTTGTGTCTCTACATCAAAAATTTGTGCTTCTTGAGCATCTTCTGAAAGGACGCCTAGAGGAGTTGCCTGAGAATTTGTCTTATCAAATAATTGTTGTGATTCATCCCAAGCAACAACATCACCTGCTAAAAGACCTGATTTAACTTTTACAACTGAAAACATAATTTACCTTCTTTCTTTTTATGCATAATTTTAATTATGCGCTTTGCTTTTGTTTTAATTATTTTTTTTATTAATATATTCTATTAAAAAATTACAGAAAATTAAACAGAAGCAATTCTGGTGATCATTATCGTATGTGAACCATAACTAGCTCGCCTGCTAGCTTAGGCTCTTGATCGTGTGGCAAAGGACAAATAATTCCGGCACCATTTGCATCGTTATCGACATAGACCATTCCGTTTTCAACCATTAGTTCTCCTCCCTCGACAGGAATGTCTCTTGATGCTTTCGCTAGACCGATTCCTGCAAAAGATACAGGAGCAACGTAATAACCTAATCCTATGTAAGATTGAGTTTCAACGTCGAATTCCTGAGCCTCTTGAGCATCTTCAGATAGCACGCCAAGTGGTGTTGCCAAAGAACTTGATAAATTAAATGTCTGAGTTGAAGGATCAAAAGCGACAACGTCGCCTGCTTTGAGATTTTGTTCTACTTTTACTACTGAAAACATGTTGTTTGCCTTTCTAGAATTATTTAGAGAATTCTATATTTAGTTTTGTTCAATTATTATATATTCGTTATTTTTAGTTTTTAAATAAACGAATTCAATTATTTTAAGAAAGTCTACGAACTATTATTTTTCCTGATCTTGAAATAAAGTCACCTTGTGCTGATGCGCTTGCAGGAATATATAAATAACTAAATCTAGGTCTTATAGTAGCTGCAACTGTTGTATTTAGTATTCCTAACACATTATGGTTCCAACCTTTGTAAACTAGACTTCCTAAAGATCCTCTGCTTGTAGGCACAATTCCATTTGTAAGATCAATTACAAAGAATTCTCCATAACCCGAACCTGAGAATTTTATAGCGCAGCACGCTTGTATCTCGTATTTTCCTGGCTGTAGTGTAATGCTTTCAAGCCAATTCGTTGCTCCAATATAGTTTATAGTAGCATAATCTGGCATAGTATTGATAGGATCTATGTCATAAAAAGAAACATAAGCATTAGCTGCTACAGCAAGACCTGAATTGACATAGTTGTCAGTTCCATTCATTCCGAAAGAAACTATATTTGATTGTATTTCTCCTCCTACAGGCTCGCCTCCTTCCCATTTTTCAGTTACTTCATTGTAAACAAGCTTGTCACCGTCATTATAAGTCCCTAAGTCTGTAATGTCTTGTGAATTTATAGTAACGTTTCCATTTACATCAGGCTCTTTATTGTTAATCTTAATTAAATTGTGACTCATGATTTTTTATCCTATTCTTTGGACTTGCCAAGAAAAAGCTATCGCGCTATTTTTATCAGCAGCAGATCCATGAGGACTTAATCCTCTAATAAATAACCTTCTATTTTCAGCTGATTCAAAAACACCATAAATTCTGTGACCTGTTCCTGCACCGCTATGATCTATTCTTGCTTGCGTACCAAAATTTACTGGAGTTAAATCATTTTCTCCTGTATGTGCAAAACAGAAATAACCACTCGTAGCATTTTGTGCTATTGAAGGGTGTGCTATACAAAAGTATTTACCTGGAGGTAACAAAAATCCCATTTGATAAGCAGTACTATTTAATGTTGTAGGAGGAGAAGTTGCATCTAGTATAGTAACATCAGGTGTCATATACAATTCTCTGTACATTCCACTTCTCATTGACATTGCCCAGTTTGTATCGTTTGTTCCTGAATACGTATAAGGTCTAGAAGCATATTGACCTAAAACACTTG